ACGTCAATAAAATCCGTGTCCTTGGTGCCGTCCGCGTTCTTAAAGTCCCGGTCTACCGCCAGCGTGAAGCTGGTGACGGCGGTGCCGTTCTGCGTCCTGCGCAGCTCCGGATCGCGGGTCAGCCGACCCATGATAAAAATCTTGTTCAGCATTTCTTATCTCCTCTCATAAATAACTTTTGCCGAACTCGCGGCGGAAGTCCTCCTCCGTCCAGCCCTGCTCCTGCATAGCCTTCAGCTGGCCGTAGCGCCGCAGCCTACGCATCTGGTCGCCGCTCCGGTGTACGGCACTCTTGCCGTTCCGGTGGCACCTGTTGCCGCAGAGCCACACTACCAGGCCGTACTTTTCGCTTTTCTTGCGGTTCGTCCCGCCAAAAATGTGGTGGCATTCCAACGGGTCGTTTGGGTCACGCCGTCCGCACAGGAAGCACCGTATCATACGCTCACCTCTCCCCACCGGCTCACAAGGGCATCCAGCTCTCGCGGCGTCATAGTCTCGATGCCGACATCCCGGCAATCCTGCACGATGGCGTCTATCAGCCGCGCCATCTGCTCCGTGTCGTATACGGAGCTGCCGTACCAGACGGTCACGTTCACGCAGCCCTTGATTTTGCTGGGGCCGGTATCGGTCATCCAGCCGATACCGTTCCGTTCCCAGCTCCGGCAGAACGCCTCCGCCGCCTTTTCCCGCAGGCACAGCACCTCGCTGACGCCGCCGATGCTCTGTATCTCCTGCCGGTATACCTTCTCTCTTGCAACGCCGTAGTGCGCCGCCAGCTTGTCCAGCAGCACCCACGCATACCCGTTGGCATCGAGGCTCCGTCCCTTGCCCTTGATGGTGGCGGTGTACGCCTTGCCCGGCTTCAGCGCATCACAGACCTCCATCGCCGCCTCCGGTGACTTCACCCGCAGGCAGAGCCACGCGCCCTCGCTGTCCTGCGACCACCGCGCCGCGTTAACCGTTACCTGCCGCATGGTTGTTCTCCGCTCTCATGCAGCCCCAGCAGAGCCGCTTGCCGTACTTCTTTACCGCGTTCTCTACGATCTCGTTGGTGGGATACACACGATCCCCGCACTTTACCGGCTTGATGGGAAGTCCGCAGCACTCACACAGCACCGGCGCCTCCTGCTTGCTCTCCGGCTTGTCATACTTGCTCCTATCCGCGTCCCAGTACACGTCCGCGCCGAAGCCCAGCGCCTTACACGCTACGGAGATAGCATCCGTCAGCGCCATCTTAAAACACTCGTCGGAGGTATACAGGCCGTTCTTCTCCTTCGCCACAAATGCGCTGCCGCCCGTGCCGGGGATCGCGTCAGACCACACGCCGTCGGCCTTTACAAACAGGTCAATGTCCAGAAATGCGGCTACTTCGCTGTTCGCGCCCTGCTCAAGCCGCTTGTCAGTGATGACGTATTTCCATCCAAAGCCGCAAGGGCCGAACTTCTCTGTCAGCGCCTTAATGCGCCACATGGGGTTGATATCCGTTTTGCCCTTCAAGCGGCCCGCCTCGATGCGCCTTTTTGCGCTGTCCGGCACACTGCGGACTTCGTTGTAGATCGTCAGGTTATCCATCACTTCACCCCCATGTTCATCCGCGTCACCAGCTCCGCGCCGTCAATGGCCGTCCCGGCTTTCAGCAGCGACGTGATGTCGCTCTTGGCTACCGTGGGCGCGGCGTAGGTCACCTTGCCGCCGTATCCGTTGTCCATGCACCATTTCACAAGAGCCTCCATGCTGGTGATCTCCACCGCCGTGCTCTTGCGATATGTCACGGCACACTTGGCCGTCTGGAACGGCGCACCGTCCAGCGCCCGGTCAACGTAACCCAGCAGCTTGTCCCGCTTGGCTTCCAGCGCCCTGCGCCGCTCCGCCAGCTCCTTTTCCTCCTCCCGGATGGCATTGGCCTCCGCCGCCAGATTCTTCGTCCAGCACACGATGCCCTCGATCTTGGCGTCCCTCGCCATCTGGAGTTCCTCAAAGGCGTCAAAGTCAAGGACTTCGCCGGTCTCGTGGTCGATCAGGTTCTCCAGCGCCTGGTCGATGTGATACAGGCTCAAACTCATTTTCTTTCCTCCCATGCGTCCACCGCCGTGATGCAGTTGTCGCACCCGACGATCTCGCCGTTCTCGTTTTTGTAGTAGGTGTCCGTCTCCTCCCCGCACACGGGGCAGACGGGCACGTCGTAGCCCTTCGGCTCCACCGGGCCGTCCCGGTATTCCATCACGCTCCGCATGACATCCACCACAAGGCGGTCAGCAGAGCCGCCCACAGGACAAGCGCCGCAATGCCCAGCGCACGTTCCAGCCGCTTCCGCCTGCATCGCGCGGAGTATTCCCGCGCCCGGCGGTTCCGTTCTCTCTTGCTCATCGTCCCAGCGCCTCCACGCCCTTGACGATAGTCCAGCTCAGCCACGCCGCGCCGATAAACGCCAGCGCCCATGCAAACCAACTCATGTCGTTTCCTCCTTATGCCTCTGCGTATCATCACAAATCTTTGCTACTCTTTGCCGTTGCAACGCGCTACTTATCTGTCCTGTGCATATCCCCTGCAATTCTAATCAAGGCGTATCCATGCATCGCCATTGCGTCACCACGCTAAGCCACGATGTTCTATTCCTTGCATTTCCGTCGCGTTACGAAATTTCCTCCCAGCGAAAACGCCCTTTCCCGCTGTTTCGCCACTGGCCGATGCCGGAAAACCGTCCATAGTCCAGCCACTCCCGCACGACCTTCTCGTGGTCATCGCACAGACACACTACGGTGAACTCGCACGCTGCCCCTGCGGGTATCTGCTCGGACAGTGCAAGGCTCACGCGCTCACCCTGCATCGTCTGCGCCCGCAGCGGGCGGCAGCACTCGCCCATCTCGCCGTCAAACAGAATTGGGATGTTGCGCGGCTCCACAAAAATCAGTTTGTCGATCTCTTTTTTGAACGCCTTGATGCCACTGGACTTAGTCCCCTTTACCTTTCGCAGTCCGCCGCAGGTGTCCTTGAAGAACCCCTTGATCTGATAGTCGTAGAAAAACGGCGTCCCATCGTCCAGTTTCGGGAAGATAGTCTTGCCCTTCTCCACCACGCCATCCACGCCGATGGCAGCCACTTCGTCCTCCATAGTGGCCGCATCCGGGGAATTGCTTGCCACGAATGCACGATAGATGTCAGGATCGCCAGGGCAAGTGCCCAAAACCGGCTCGGTAAACGTCAGCTTTACTTTAATCTCTTTCATTCTTTTTCCTCCTGTCGAATGTACTCGACCTCGATAATTTCCATCCCGTTCTGCCGTGCCCATAACATCACGGCAATTTCAGCGCATGTCATAATCTCTTGCCTTTCCTCTGCGGGCGTGGTATACTATCCGCAGAACATTTTGGTAGATGTTTCGGAGACGCCCTGTCCAGTGCCGCAACCACTGGGCGGGGCTTTTTCTTACCCCTGCGGCATCGTCCCCATCAGCTCCTCAACCTTCACGCCGTAGTGCTTTGCAACCAGCTTCGCGTGCTTCGGGTGCGGCTTGATGCCGTTCTTCCAGTTCGTAATGGACGTCTGATGCACGCCGATAGCCTTTGCCAGTCGGTAACTCGTCTCGCCGTGTTCCTCCTGCAACCGTGCGAGGTTTTCACCAAATCCCAAAATATCACCTCCAAAGTTAGATTATTTTCTTGACAAATTAGAGTATTTGTGATAGTTTGGTTTTGCTACAAACTTTCCTATCACGCCAGCCCTATTTATCGGGGTGGTGCAGGTTTTTGTTGCCTGTCCACGGTCTAATTATAGTCGAACTTCAATCAAAAATCAACTGTAATTCGACCATCAATTTAACCAAAATTCGACCGTTGATTTTATGGGATTTACCGAAAACTTTAATTACTGCATGGAGCAGCGCAATTATTCTGCGTACAGATTTGCAAAAATTCTTGGCGTCAATATTCAAAGCCCTGTTAATTGGAAAACCGGCGCTTCAATCCCCCATTACGGGACACGCCAGAAGATTGCCGAGCATTTCGGCATCACTCTTGCGGAGCTGGACGGTGATGAACTGCCCGTTCTGCCGCCGGAGGGCGCAAAAAAAGCCCCCGCCGCAAAGGACGAGGGCGAAGCAAAGCTTGCACAATTTGTAGACGGCTTTATGCGCCTTACTCCTCAACAAAAGGATACTGTGCTTGCTCTAATAAAAGGCTTTCTACAAGATCAAGCATAGCGTCTTTTTGCTCCGGGGTGAGCATCATAAAAAGTGCGGCGACTATTTTTACCTGGCTGTCCATCTCTTATCCTCCCTTAACTTGACTTAACATAATTTGAGCTTACAATAATAAGTAGTGCTTACGTCTATACTTGCCGGCAGGCTTAGTGTTGCCCTTTTGTGGGCAACGCCTCAAAAAAATATTTCAGGGGGAAGTGTTTTTATGTGGGTCTTTGTTAAATAGCCCCGCTGCTCCCGCAACGGACAGCGGGGCTATTCTCGCCGGTGGCCTCCCGGCTTTCCGGCTGCACGTTCACACTAACAAATCAGGGTTTGGCAGGGCAATACCAAATTCGGATAATTACCGTTTGTGGCAAAACAGAATTAGGATTCTCCTGCCCGAAAAAGGAGTAAAAGGGGAAAATGGTAAAAACGTTGCAAGATTTGTGCAGGGACGCAAAAGACCGACAGAATTTAACTATACAAGATTTGTCCGACATGACGGACATTTCAGCATCAACTATAAGCAATTTTTTCTCCGCATCGTCAAAGGAGCCGAGCGTGTACAAAATGGGCTTAATTTGTGCCGCGCTTGGCGTTTCAATGGATGAATATTTTGGGATTGAAAAAGAAGTGACAACGGAAGATCAATTGACGAAAGCCAATGCACAGCTGAAGCATCAAAAGCAACTGCATGATGCCGATGTGCAAATAGCCCATCTTGAAGGCAGTATGGAGCAGATGGCAAAAACCATTAACTACCAGCGCAAGAAATCGCGGGACACAAAATTTGCTATTTATGGTCTTACGCTTTTGTGTGCCATATTTATGGCTGTTATCGTGGGATATATCTTTTTTGACTACCGTATTCCCCACCAGGGGCTTATTCAGGGTGGAGAGGCCAGCATATTCGCATGGATCGTCTTTTTGCTGCTTGCCGTCGGCATCGGCATTTTTGCCGCTATTTTGATGATGTATTTGCGCTATGCAAAAAAGTATACATTGTCGCCAGATAAGGGAGGAGATAAACAATGAGTGTAGTATTGCGGGCAGCATTATACCCGCGTGTGTCCACAGAAGAGCAGAAAAAGTTTGGCTTGTCTATTCACGATCAGCAGAACGACCTCGAAAAATACGCCAAAGCCCACAATATGAAGGTGGTAGGCGTTTTCCAGGATGCCGGGTTTTCCGCCAGAAAGAAGATTGAAAAGCGTCCCGCCATGCTTCAACTGCTGGAAGCCGTAAAGCATGATGAGGTAGACATTATTCTTGTCACAAAGCTGGACAGGTGGTTTCGTAACATCGGTGAATATTACAAGGTGCAGGAAATTCTTGAAGCCCACAACGTGTCGTGGAAAACGATTTATGAGGACTATGACACGTCTACAGCCGCAGGCCGGTTGAAGATCAACATCATGCTTGCCGTAGCACAGGACGAAGCTGACCGCGCCAGTGAACGCATAAAAAAAGTGCTTGATGCAAAAAAAGATCGAAATGAGGTTTGCACCGGTCATCTGCCAAAAGGCTACAAAATCGAAGGAAAATTTGCTGTTATAGACAAAGAAGCGGAGCCGGTTATACGGAGATATTTTTCTACATTTTTGGAAACCGGCTCCATAACAAAAGCGATGGACGCAGTACCGGAATTAAAACTTAAATACCAAACGGCCAGCCAAATGTTGGACAACACAGGATACATGGGAGACTGGCACGGGATAAAATTACCCCCGTATTTAACACCGCAGGAATTTCAGCGTGTGCAAGACTTACGCACGAGGGTGACGCGAAAATCCCCTTACAATCGAACGTATATTTTCTCGGGGCTAATAGTCTGCGGGGAATGCGGACGCAGAATGACAGGGCATCCGTCTCCACGCCCAAGCGGGGCGTGCTCTTACTCTTACTATTGTCAAGGGTCTGCCCAGAGAAAAGGATGCAACAACGGTAATTTTACTGTCGAATGGAAAATCGAAGATTATCTCTTGTCGACAATAGACGAGCAGATACAGATCAAATTGCAAGCCAAGCCGCGGCAAGAACCCAAAGTAAACCAAGATGTGCAATTAAAGACTTTACAAAAAAAACTATCCAAGTTGTCAGAGTTATATATAGACGACATGATTTCAAAGTCGGACTACTCAAAAAAGTATGCAGAACTGACATCACAAATGGATGAGATTACACAAGTAAAATCACAAAGCCGCGCACCAGAAGAAATTGCAACCTTATTTTCCGCAGGATGGCAAGAAATATACAAACAACTTAACAAAGAAAATAAACAAGCATTTTGGAAACTCAAAATAAAAGAAATCCGGCTATACAAAGACCGCCGGATTGAATTTGATTTTCTGTAAGTACTTAGTTTATATAAACCGTTAGGTTACACAAAACTAAGTACACAAGAGTATCCCCCGCCAAAACAGGCGGGGGATACTTTATCCTCGCATCTTTCGCATCACGTTATCATACATTCGCGCATTGGTTACTTTCAGCGCATCCATCAACTCGTCCACTATGGCCCACGCCTGTTCCGGCGCGCGGGATGATACCGCTTGCATAAAGTCACTGTCACCGTCCACCACATCAGGAGCTGGTGCGCTGGAATACATAGCCACCGGGGCAGGGTTTCTCTGCCCTTCGTGCTGGTTTTGTATAATGTACAGCGCGGCCAACTTCTCGTAGTTCGGCCAGCTTGACTGTTCCGTTTCCAGTCTGGCTATCCAGGCTTTAAGTTCCTTTTCGTCGATCAAGGGGAATTACCCCCTTTCAGCCCTCCACGGCATCCATACACCGCTGAATGGCGTTGCGGATAGTATCATCATCCGCATTGTCCAGCATCTCTTGCAGCTGGCGCTTCATGTCATCCTTTGCGCCATCACGGCTGTAATGGCCGCGCACATAATGGGTGCCGCGCCGTGCGTAAGAGCTGCCGCCGCCGTAGCTGTCGCGGGAATATCCGCGCTGGGAATGATCGCCGTCACGAGAATAGCGCCGCTGCGAGTAATCGCCGTCGCGGCTGTATCCTTCGCCCTCCATCATCTCGATTTTGTCGATGTTCTTGATGGTGCTTACCAGCTTATGCGCGATGTCCAGATCCCCGGCGCCCAGTTCTCCTTTGTGGGCGATCTCGTCAAGCTCCTTGCAAAGCATATCGCGCAAATCGTACATTGCTTTCATACTCATGTTAATTCTCCTCTCACGCAATTCTCTCAACGGTCAGATTGCTGTTGGCAAAGTTGACCGCCTGCGTACTGGTGTTCTTCATGGCGACCGTCAGGCAGCAGCCCTTTGGTACGCACACCTGCGCGGAAACGTAGATATTGAAATAGTTTTCCACGGCAGCAGGCGTCACCGTCGCTGTGGCGCTGGTCAGCGCCTCGCCGTTGACGGCCAGCGCAGCGGTGATGGCTCCCACGGCGCCGCCGGTGGGAATGGCGATGTTGCCGCCGTAAGTGACTTTGTACAGCGCTCTGCACTGGTTCGTCAGCCCGCGCAGCGTCACCACCCCGGCACCCTCACGGTGTACGATGCACGGCTTGCTGTTGACCGCAGTTTCCGTCAGGGGAACGTTCTGCCCAGCAGCAACGGTCTGAATTGCCGCAGAAGTAAATTCTGCCATTAAAATCATTCCTTTCTCAGTTAAAATAAGCGGCGGAGCTATTGCCCCGCCGCGTTGGTGTCAGTATCAGCACGGGGCTGACCATCTCAGTAAGATCACCGATATGGTGACCGAGAAGCTATGCTATGCAGTTGTCAGCAGCCGCAGCCCTGATTGCAGCCGCAGCCGCACCCAGTATACTGATACGGGGCCGGAACGGAAAACGAAGGAACGGGACGCGGATTGTAATACGCGAACTGTGCGCTAACATAGTTGCGCATATCAAGCGTCTGAGCAGACTGAGAGGCCGCGAGGTCAGCAGCAAAAAGACGCTGGTTCTGTTCAGCAATCTTCGCGTCCTTCGCAGCGATCTCCTGCGCAGTGAGACGCTGATCGATGCTACGGAAGCCGCAGTTCATTGCATCAATGATGTCCCGCGTCGTGTTCTGCACGGTGTTGCGAGTATCGCAAGCCTGCGTCGCCATGTCGTACCGCACTTGGGCGATAGCCGCCCGGTTCTCGCAGCAGCACTCCTGGTTCTGCATCTGCATGGCGGTGAGCTGCTGCATCAAAGCGGCCTGCTGATTGCAGCGCGCCAGTTCCGCAGCGGAGAAGCCGCTGGTCACAGCCTGCGTCACGCCGGCAAACCCATTCAGCATACCGGTATTCATGGCGTAGAAGCCGTCACAGATGCCGTTATTCACCGCGTCCAGCTTGCGCTCGATATTGGCAAAGTCAGAGGTCAGAACATAACCGTCCATCACGCCGTTGCCGCCGCCACCGAAGCCGAAGCCGTTACCCCAGCCGCCAAACGCGGCGAAAATGAGGAACAGCACGATCCACCACGCGCCATCTCCGCCCCAGCCGAAGCCGTTACCGTTGCCGGTGTTGGCAGGAGCCACAGGCATAGTCATCATGGGGGTGCCATCGGAAAGAGACATAGTATCACTCCTTTTGAAAATTTTTTATATCAAACCGTGGCCACGATTTTGATTTACTTGAAAAGCCCCTGAAATTGGTTTGCCATTGACTGTATCTTGTTCAACTGGTCTTGTGAAATCCTGCCGCTTTGCAGCATCTTCTCCACTTCCGCTTTTGGGTCGCCTTTAAAACTTGCCTTGAACTGCTTGAACTGCTGTAAAAGCTGGGGAAAGTTGTTCATCGGCATCTGTCCGCCACCTAACGCATTGAAAAACGGATTGTTACTCATCGTCATCTTCCTCCTCCACTTTGCGCTTCTTCTTGCCCTTCATTTCGCCCACAAGCGCCGCCAGCGCGTCAAACTCCTTACGGGTCACATATTCCGGGGCGGGAGCTTTCTGCGCGTCAGGAGCGCTTGCAAGGCGTTCTACAAGGTCATACGTCTTGAGGGTCGGCTTGCCGCTTGCGTCGGCCTGTTTTAGGTACACAACGGGAGCCGTGCTGTCCCACAGCGCAATGGCGGAGTTGGGAGCAATCAGCCAATTCTCCGCCTCCGGCCTACCAGCCACCCACTGTACGCCGCCCTGCGGCACCGGGTTCTGCATGGGTGGCATTTGCGGCATCTGCGGCGGCATGGTCTGCATCTGCTGCTGCCGAAGCTGGGCAAGGTTGTCCTGCATTGGCTGCGGGTAATAAGGGTTGAAATACGGGTTAAATGCCATAGTTACGCCTCACTTTCTTTTTGCCAGTAATACAAAACAATTTCGTTTTCGCTGTTCCAGCTGTCGTAGATCACGCCGTCCTGCACACACACGACGTGCCCGGATAGCGCAAGGACAAATGTCCCTTCCGGGTGCTCGTCGGCGAACTTACCAACCGTGTAGCAATCTGGGCACGTGTCCGGCACAATGTACCTCCGGTAGCCTATACGCCGAAGATACGCGCCCCACACAGCGTTAGCCGACGGCATATCCCCTTCCAAATACCCCTGCACCGCCATAGCAAGATACGTTTCGCCCCACTCTTTCCCGGTGGCTTTTGAAATAGCCCGAACGGTGCAGTCTCCCACGTTTTTCCCGTGGGGGTTTTCGTTGAAGTAGCTATACATGCGCCGACACCATTTCTATCACCTGCACATAGGCTTTTAGCCCAGGAAGATCATCTTGATACGCCCAAATGATGTCCTCTGCCATCTGCTGGGTAAATCCCAGCGACACCAGCTTTTCGGCCATGCAAGCACCTCCGTTTCTTGCAATAAGCGTAACAAAAAACTGCCCCCGCAAAGGGGCAGTTAAAGGTCACAAAGAGGTCGTTAATTGGCGAAATATTTACTTGTACAAATCCGCAATTACAATGTATAATAAATTAGCCCTTCCGGAATGCCCCCCGGATGGCATCTTCCCCATTCATTTGCCCGGTTCTCCCCCTGCCGGGCGTAAACAGAGAAACCGCACCGTTTAGGTGCGGTTTCTCTCTTCGTCTGCAAACTTTTGGTACGCTCTCCGGCGGCATCGCTTTACTGTTTCTGGTGAAACATTCAGCATAAGCGCTGTCTCACAATAGCTTTTCCGTTTCACATCGCACTCAATTACGCACACCGCTTCATCTGGTGGAAGCTGTACGCTCATGATGTATGCAATCGCTCTTTTGGGGGACATCGTTTGCAATTTGCGCCGTATCTGCTTGTGGTAATTGTCCATAACACGGTAATAAGCCGTGAGCTTGCGGGACTTTACGCCGGGGAAAGAGACGGCTTGTCGTAGCTCTTTCCCGCCCAGCAGATTGATTTTACATTTTTATGTGTTGCCTTACCGCCCCAGCAGCTTGCCCCAAGTTCCCTTTCCAGCGATACCGTCAGCGCCGAGGCCGTACTTGGTCTGGAACTTCTTCAGCGCCGTCTCCGTGCCGCCGCCAAAGTCGCCGTCCGCACCGGCAGCTCCGCAGGAAAAGCCGTAGGCGATCAGCGCCGCCTGCAACGTCTTGACATCCGCGCCCTTCATGCCGTGTTTGAGCATCCGTACCTGCATGGGCAGCGTCGTGTCCTTCTCCGCAGGCACCGGCACCGGCGCGTTTGCGCTCTCCACAAAGGGTACGCCCAGCGCCGCGCAGAGGCCCTTGGCGATGGTCTCGCCGATCAGGGTGGTGTTGTCGATGATCCACTGCGCGATGCGGGGGACATCGTGGAAGTCCGTCTCGATATACACCGTCGTGGCGGCAGGGTGCTTCACCTCGTACAGTGCGGGATACGCCCGGATGACATCCGGCGCACCCGGCGTAATCGGGCCAAGTACGTCCATTACCGCCTGACACGCCTTGTACCCTGCGCTGTTCCGGTCGCCGCTGTAACAGAACAGATGCGTACCGCTGGCCTTTCCGTTGCAGGCGTTGGAGTGGATGGGCACATGCAGGTCGGCCTTGAACCGGTTGGACGCCGCCACACGGTTCTGCATGGTGTCGTACTGCCCCAGCATCACCTCCACGCCGGAGCGCTCAAGAGCGGCCTTACACGCCCATGCAATGCGCCCGCACTGCACGTCCTCGGTGGTATTGCCCACCGCGTAGGTGTTGCGCCGCTGGTCGCTGGGGGAAAGATATACCTTCTTAGTCATTGGCATTGACCCCTTTCCTGTACTGCGCCGTGCTGATGCCCAACAGCGCACCCAGCAGTGCCGTTACGGCAGAGATGGTCATGGCCACCTGCTCGGCGTAGGGCCAGCCCCACACCGGGGCCAGCGCCACATAGAACGCGCTGAGCGCGGGCAGCACGATCATCACGATCCACTTCATCACATCGTAGACTTTATTATTCAGCTTCATATTACTTTCCTTTCCGGCCTTCCGGCCCGTTACATCTTATGCATCGGCAGCCTCCGCACTTCCTCCATGACCCGCTTTGCGCTGCCGTTGCCGCCCATTTTTTCATAGGGGGCGTACAGATAGTCGTTTAGATTCTCATACTCGTCCTGCGTGACGTACCCGCGGTCGACGTACACCATACCCAGATGCACAATGCGGTCATGGGCAAGCCCCACCAGCATCTTGCGCTGGGCGTCTCCCTTGTCGGCGCGTCTGGCCACCACGGCCCACAGGCCGCTGCTGGTCAGCACCGCCGCCACGAGGGGCACCGCGATCTGTACCCAGATGTCCACGCCTTCACCCCCTCACAGCTCCGCCGACAGCAGGGACACCGCGCCCGCGTTGAGGGCGGCGGCGGTCATGCCGTGGCTGGCCTTGGCGGCGGAGATCATCACGCCGTTGGCCCGCGCCGCCGTGACGGCGAACGTGAAGCCCGTCTGATCCGTGCCGCCCATAACGCTGCGCACCTTGAAATCATCCACAACGATGGTGGGCTTCGCCCGCATGGTCACGGGCAGCGGCACAAAGAAGAAGATGGTGCCCGTGCCGATGATCACGGCCTGCACCAGATCCGACGCCAGCGGCACCAGATACCGCTGGCACCGCGCCAGCTCCGCGCCGTAGTCGGGCAGCTGGTTCAGCACCCACGCGCCGCCGTACAGATGCGCCAGCGTCTGCACATCGCCCAGCTCCAGCTTGGCGGCGATGAGCTTCGTGCCCGCCGCCGTGACGGTGAAGGTCTTGGTGGTGCTGTCGTAGCCCACGGGAACGACGCCCTCCTCTGTCAGGGCGGTGGCCGTCACCGTACCCACCGGCGCGTCCTCCAGCACCTGCGCCATGGTGCCGTTGAGGGTGATGCCGTCCGCCCCGATGGTCACGGAGCCGCTGACCAGCTTCCACCCGTCCAAAAAGTACCCGGCGGTGCTGATGGTGCCGCTGACGCCCCGCTGATTCACCGGACGGCCAAAGTACCAGTTCCGCAGCAGGTTGGGGTTACAAGGAAACGCCTTGGTAGCAATGACGCTGCCGCTGATGGAGATGTTCTCCCCGGCTGTCAGCGCCTCTTGCTTGCCCTCCAACACAGCCTGTACGCTTCCGCCGCTGCTGGTTGGGATATCCTCCGCCGACAGGGACACGTTGCCGCTCTCGTCGGGGGATTTTTCGTTGACAGAGCTGACAGACCCCGCACCGTCGATGCCCATTCGCGTCACGGAGTAGCTGACGGCGGGACTTCCGGTGTTGAACGTGGTGGTGACTTTCGTCCACAAATATTTGCCCTGCGGTACGGTGGGGATTGTCGTACTCCAACTGCCACTGGGGACAATCGTCCCGGAATCAGATACCATGTACTCCACCGTTGTACCCGTCACAGTGGCGGCGGCTCCGGTGTCTCCCTTTTCTCCCTTGATTTGATACCACGTGTATTGCTGCCAGTCATCCGGGGCTTCTGCCGCCGTGCCGGAATACACGCCCATCCACGCATCCGGCAGGTCCCCCATGCTGTGGCTGTCCGCCGTGGGCTGCTGGCTGGCGTATTTAATCCACACGTGGCTGTCATCACCCTTGACGCCCTTGGCTCCGTTGTACACGGAGAAGTCAAAGAAAGTCCCGTCCGTGCGCGTAAAGCGGTAGTTGTCCACCAGCCCCACCGTAGACAGCTTTTCAAACGCTGTCAGGCCGTTGCCGTTTGTCACGGTAAAGGTTTGCGTGGTGGTGTCGGCCAGCGTAATGGTGTAGGTGTCCACAAGCCCATCCGTACCGGTTTTGGCAATATTGGAAATACCGCCGTGACCGTCAGCCGCCGCCGTCAGCCAGTTTAATAGCGTCTGCCCTTGCAGGCGCTTTGCCGTGCCGTCCTGCTCCAAAACGAACATATCTGTTGACTTGATCTGCTCCGCTGCTACCAGCTCGGATATCGCTTTATCAGCCATTGTCAGCGTCCTCCTTGTTTTCAGTATTCATCGCCGCCGTCAGCGCTTCCAGCGCATTGATACACGCCAACAGCCGGTCAAGGTTACTTTTACCCCGCACCTCCACACCGTTCAGTGTGGTGATGATGGCAGATAAGGTTTCCTTCATGTGCATTATTTCTCCCCCTCATACGGTCGCCGCAGCGCTACACGCACGGCGCTGGAATCGTTGTAGGCGTATTCAACGCCGATAACCTTCGTGTATCCGTCATAGACTGCCGTTTCGCCGCCCGCAATGTATTCCATGTGCCGAGTGTTGGCGGACGCGCTGAACGCAGTCAAAGCGTCTATCAGAGTCACACCCAGAATATCCACGTACAATATGCCAACAGACGCCAAACCACAAAATGGGCAGTCATACGCAGTGCCATTGGCAATTTTGAATTTTGGCATAGCTCTACGCCCTCCCAATCACATAAGTTGCCGCATCTTTCTTCATCGTCCTATAACTGTCGCCGTTAATGATAAAATTGTTTCCCGCAACAGTTAGCGATGATATTTCTGCGATAGCGGCGTACATCCTGTTCGCCCACAGCTTTTCGGATTGAACTTGCCCGGTTACGACCTTATTTGCATAGATCACATCCGCAAAGTAACCGTTGATTGTGCTATTACATGTGCTTGGGTAGACTGACCCGGACGTGATATGCCTGTTCACAATGGCATCTGTTCCAATCTGACCGCCGCCCACAGAAAAGCTTGCAAGTCCCGCTCCGTCAAAATACCCAGCGTTGCCGCCGTAGTCGATGTTCCCAGCCTGCACCGTTCCCAAAAATTTGCCGCTGTAGGCGGTCAGATTGCCGCTGCTGTCAACCGTGAAATACTTGCCAAGCTGGATACCGTTTGGGCCAAAATAAATGCCGTTGGTATTCGTGCCGCCCCATGTCTGGCCGTTGGTACTCAGATATCCGTTTTTGATCGTCAAGCCACCAATAACGCCGCTGGTGGCGGTGATTTTACCCGTAACACTCAGCCCGCTTTTATCGGCTTTCAGCACCGTACCGCCGTTGCTGGTCAGCGTCCATCCGTCCGCTGTCAGGCTCCATCCGAAACTCGCATTATCTCCGCCCTTGCGGTCTACCTTGGCACTGATTTCCCCGGCCTGAATGTTCAGCGCCGCCGTAAGAGATTCGGTATCGCTCTCTCGCGCTTCGACCTCTGCCAGAATCTGATCGGCCATCACCGCGAGGCTTGCTTTTACTTCCTTGTGTTGCCGCTCAATTTTCCGCGTTGTTGGAGATTTGTACTCGTATTTATAGTTGATTTTTTCCCCACCCGGGGCGGAAATGTTGGCCGTATATAAAGGCCCATGCAAAATTTCTTTTTTATAAATGCCACCGTATACGCTTCCACCGGAAAATGCGTCACCAAGTTCTACCGCAGGGTTAATATGTGCGCCTGATGCCGTGTACGGTTGATACTGGAATCCTCGGACGCTCGACAAAATTCTATTTGCCATTTCTTGTGTGCCCCACGGGCAAAACAGTTTCAGCGTTTGTCCTGTATCGGTGCCTGCGTTATATTCCATTTCGTCTGACACGGAAATCGTGACCTTAGAATATCCATCAAACGTGTTTTGTTTTTCTAACGATGATACGTTTTTTCTTACGTTTATTACATCAGACAACGATTCTGTCACCTCCAAACGTTATGGCAAATCCAGCATTGTCGATCAGGTATCTCGTTTCCTTCGGTATGTCCCAAAAACAAACGAGTTGCAGTTCTCCGGTTTCACTCATGATAAAGCAGCCTGCATACATTGCTGCAATATACGACAAATACTCTCGGCACGAATATGTAGTGTTATATTGCACGAGGTATGCGTTTTTCATTGCGTTTTTTGTGCGTTTATCCACCGTAACGCCAAGAGCCGATGCAATTTCTCTTACAACATCGATGTCCTTTGCAGGCCACGTTAGATTTGTGTTTGACGGGTAATCTTGTTCAGAAAACAGAAGTGCATCGTATCCGTGGATGCGAAGCCATCTAACATCATCGTCTTCTGCATCTTCTTCAATCGAATCGATGAAGAAAACGCCTTGAGGGAGCCATTCAGAAGCACGTGTGCCGTCTGTGATTCTTGCATAAATTCCGACACGGGAAAGACCAGGTATCTGCCCAATCGGCTTTAACATTTTTATGTTTACTTCACGACTAATGCAGTTCCCACAGGACGGCTCATCTCCATCAAATAGGCCCCCAGATGTTTCCACACTTGAGAGCATATTTGCCCCGTATCCTCCATCGGCGCCAGAAGTCGCTATAAGTATTCGTGTACCGCCAAACGTTATATGATCTCCTGTTTTTTCTACGAGAAGTCCTGATTCCCCAATTGCAACTCTTGTTTCAACGGTATAGTCCCCAGCCAGTAATTCCTTGTATAGTGCAGATGTCTGTTGCATTTTTCTGCTCCTTTACTTTTCGACAAGCGGGAATGTAATGTCTGTCCAAATGGATTCACCGGTTTCAGGATCAACCGTAGAAATCGTAGACGGCACATTATTTGAATAATACTGTGCAGATACAATTTCATGTAGCGGATGCAAATTTGTTTCAACAATTACAAACTCCGGAAGGATCAACCTCATCAGATCAATCTCGTCTGCGCGATGCAATGGCAGGCATTTTACAGTTGCCTTATACTTAATGGCTACCCGTCCGCGATGCATCGTGCCATCCATTGTTCTTCCAGCCTTGTCACTATCCAAATCGCTTCTTGTCCACACGATGCCGCCATTTTCGATTAAATGCATAATGTCCGTCCCGTCAATTTTGAAATACGGTTTTGCCATTCTTACACCCCCAGCGCACGCTGTCTATTTCTTTGCTGTCGCGTGATTTCAGGAGACAAGACACGCGCCAGCTGTGCAAGGTCACCGGTGAACTTAATCGTGATGTCCTCTCCGCCACCAAAGTTGTTTATCTCTTCGCGTACAATCTGACGGATAAGATCTGCTGGCGCTTCGATGTTTGTCCCTTGCTTTTGGTCGCCCAGCACCGCCATAAACTCGCGATTTGGCGGGATAATTGCTCCCTTAGCAAGTCTCGGGATTTGCAGCTCTGCAATGGGTCTAATGTTAAACCCAAAAGAGCCTCCTCCGAGCCAATCTGGGATTTTAATTTGGAGGGAATTTAGCTTACTAATAAGCCAGTTGATGCCCTTGATGATGAGGTTTACAGCTGCCTCCAAAACGCCGACAATGGTATTCCAAATGCCACGGAAAATTTCTTTGATGCCTTCCCACGCTTTTTCCCAGTCCAGCGTAAACACGCCGGTCATAAAATCAATAAAGCCACCAAAAATTTGTTTGACGCCATCAATAACAACGCTGACATAGGTTTTCGCCAGTTCAATGATTTCGTGGAAACGTCCGTTTGTTTTTCCGTCCAGCCAGTCCAGCAGACTTGTCAGCCCCAGTTTGAACCAGTCCCAAATACCAAACACAAAGGTTTTCACGCCGGTAAGCATTTGGATAACCGACTGTTTCATTTTTTCTAAGTCGCCTGTCAGTATGCCGGAAATAATCCCCAGCGCGCCCTGCACAATGTCCTTAATGCCGGTCAACATATCTCCTACCGGAGTACCCGCAAGACCGCACTTTTCTATGATGGTGTCTATGATCGCTCCAAAGATATACCCAACAAAGTCCAGCAAATCGGCCAGCAAAATACGGGCGTGGCTTACAAAGTTGATGATGTTGTCCAGAGCCGCGCCCCAATCCCCGGAGAATACGTTGCCGATAAACCCGGTGACATCCTTAAACAGGTTTACAATGTCCTGCCCTATCTTCTTGAGCTTGTCCGCGATTTTATCAAGAAATGCGAAATTTGCCGCCGTGCTGAAATCCGGTTGAATAATGCCGGATCCGCCGCCACCTTCGCCACTTAACTTGTTGATCTCATCAAACGACGCAAGCTGCTTACTGGCAGACTTTGCCGCTCCGCCCACGCCTTTATATGCGTTTTTCTGGTCATTCAGGGACTTTGCCGCGTTTGCGCTTTCTTTTGCCGTTGTTCCAAATAGGGCGGATACAATATTTGCGATAAACGAAACCACCGTAGCCAGTACCTTAACCAGCGCAGTAAACGCCGGGATGATGATCTGCACAAGCGGCTGTGCCAGCGTCAGTAGCGCACCCTTGAGCTGCGCAATAGCGTCCCGTGCTTCGCCGTTTACGGCCACCACGTCCGCCAGCCAATCCCGGAGGGCCGCCAACGCACGGGCAATGATGGTAAAGACCAGCGCCCGCTTTGCAAGCATTTTTACGCGCTTTGTGAACGCCTCCATGCCCTGGGATGCTTTGTCTAACCCTTCTTGTATTTTTCCTGCGTTCTTGCCGGTATTGCCAAGCTGCTTACCTAACTCACCGGCCTTTGCTTTCATTCGGTCAAGCTCCGCTTCGCCCTCGCGGATAGCGGCGTTCTGCTTGTCCAGTTTGTCATTCATGGCGTTCCATTCTTTTTCCATAGACGCTACAGCGGCCTCCTGCTGCTTGATAGCGTCGCTGGTGAAGAACTCGCCGCCGCCCTTCATCTGCGCCAGTTTGGCCTTTGCTTGGTCAAGCTGTGCGCCCAGGTTGTTGGCTTGGTTAAACAAAGTATCTCGCGCGGATTTCTTGTTGGTGAGCTTTTCCTGCAGCGCTTCTATTTTCTTTTCCAGCGCATTGAGTTCTTTCTGCGCCTGCTTATCGTCAATGTCGGCCTTGATGATAACGGAGCCGTCCGCGTTTGCCATATAATCACCTCCTTGCTTTTATGGTATTTATGTGGTACTATGAACAAACCACAAAAAACTTCTTGGAGGGCGGAAGAAAATGGACAAAATGACTAAGTGCAAGACCTGCGGCGCAGATATTGCAAAATCTGCGAAAGTGTGCCCTGCCTGCGGGGCCAAACAGAAAAAACCGGTTGTGCTGATCGTTATAGCTGTGTTTATTGCTATCGGCATTATTGGCACTGCGCTTGGCGGGAACTCCCCAGAAAAGGTTGGGGATACAGGCGCAAAAGGCGGAAATGGATCAACTGCTCCGCAGAAAACGGAATTTGCAGTTGGTGACGTTGTCTCCCTTAAAGACATTGAAGTCACATTTGTGTCTTGCACCCAATCAAGCGGAGAAGGTTTTTACACACCAGACAGCGGCAACGTTTTTCTATTTTGCGAATTTGCCATTGAAAACAAATCCAGCAAAGATATTTCCATAAGCTCTATAATGTCCTTCGAAGCGTATGTCGATGACTACTCCACAAACATGAGCATGACCGGCACATTAGCCGCAGACAAAGGCCAAATGGACGGCACTGTTGCAGCCGGGAAAAAGATGTCTGGCGTAATAGGCTACGAAGTCCCCGCCGATTGGAAAACGCTTGAAATCCGTTTTACCCCGGACTTTTGGTCTGGCAACGACATTACATTTATTGCAAATCATTGACCGCCGCGCAGCCGCCCTCCGGGGCGGCTTTTTACGTCCAGCCTTTAATGATTTCTTCCTCCGCCTCCGAGTACCGTCGCTTGATGTCGATAACGTCGCGGTTTCTGCGGTAAAACTCCCTGTCGGCTTTGTCTTTTAGCTTGCCTTTTGCTTTCAGATCGCGTATGCGCACGATCTGCGCGAAGTAGCAATCCCCGATTTCTCCGTAGTACGAAAGAAACGTCCACCAGTGCAGATACGGAAGCGCCCGCACCTCTTGCCCCACTATGCGGTTGATTGGGGCGATGAGCAGTCGAAAGTCCTGTTCCCAGTCCATCAACTTGGTTGATTTTTTTTGCGTTTCCTCATTTCCGCCATTGATAAACCAAAAACACTGTTTTATCGCTTCTTCCATGTGCTCCCCAGGCATAGTGAAAAACCCGGGGTAAAACATTCCCAACACGCCGATGCACTTTTCTTCGCTCGTTAGTTCAACAGCAGACAGCACCGAGAATATGTCCAGTATCACGCGGAAATCCGTTTCTATTTGGTATTCCGTTCCACACACCTCAAGGCTCGTAGGAAGGTCGTACATCATCTGTGGTACTTGGCCGTATACTTTGCAAGCTTCTCACTGTGAAAAGCCTTTTCACGCTTAATCCCCTCGTCCAGCTCGTCCATGATGGCAACCATAAGGTTCATCCACAGCGGCGCACCGTCCGCGATGGCATACACGCTGACATTGCCAAACAGCGGCTCACACACCGGCTGCTCAAACACCCCGTCAATGGTCTCGCGCATTTCGGCGTCCATATTTCGGAGCCAGTCAAACATTTCGCGGGCGCTCATTTTTTCTACGTTATCGTCTCGCGCATCCTGCTTCTTTTTCAGCGCGTCAAACGCTGTGTAAAGCTTGTCTGCAAACGCCGGATCGCTGGGATTAAAATACACCGTGCATTTGTCATTCAGGTGGTATTCCTGTACGCCGGTGGTGATTGTCAATTCCTTCATGTGTTCCCTCCAAAACAGGGGCGGTTGCCCGCCCCTTTATTTAGGCCGCAGTAAACTCAATAGCGCCGCTGCTGCCCTTCTTCACAGTGCCCACAGTGCGGGTGCCGCCATAGGTGATCTCGCTGGTGATATTCAGGGTTCCGCCGCCCTCGCCGCCGATGCCGGTGATGGCAATAGCGCAAGCGTCGTAGCGCTCCGCAAACATCGCCTCGCCGCTGGTGGCGTAGAAGTGGCCGATCATCATGTCCTGATTTGCCAGCGCCTGGGCATCCTGGTCTTTTACTGCCAGGTTCCACATCTTTACCGCCGCAGCATCGCCCGCATCCAAGGGGATGGGATCAAAGGTCTGCGTGATGGTGGGCTTCTTCATGGTAGTAAAGGTGTGGCCCAGAATGTCCTGCTTGGTGTCGGTGCTCCAATCCATTTCCTCACTGCTGTCCTCAACGCGCTTACCGATGGCGCTCCACACAGGGGCGGATGCGGTGCCGGTATTCAGGTACGCAATAAGCAGTTCGCGGTCAATGGTCTGGCCCACTGTGGTGTTGAATTCCAAATCTGCCATTATACATTCACCTCGTAATTCAGTTTCATAAGGATTTGGTGATCTTCGTCCCCGTTTTCATACATGGCAAACAGGGAGGATCGCGTGGTCGGCTCCATGCTGATAACGCGCTTGTCATCGCCAATGTCGGGCTTCTGACCATTTGCCCAATCCCCGATAGCGTTCAACAGCTCGTCAGCCTTAAGCCGTTTGTCGTTGCTGTTCCCCGGCTTCACGCGGTAAATGATCTTGAACTGATACTCCGCCACATAGCCGCCGGTGATGTACTTCCGCACGATGTAAGCCGCCTGGATGGTCGACATCGCCATAGCGGAAGTGTCGGCGGGAAGAAACTCAAAGCGAATAAGGTCGACTGGCAGCTCCGGGTATGTGTTCAGCCACACAAGCAGCTTGCGCGATACCTGATCCTCTTCCGCCGCCGGCACGGCCTTTTTAATCTTTTCCAAATTTCTTCACCGCCTTATCTGCCACCCGCACCCACTTCTCCACGTTCTGCGCTTTGGAAGCATCAAACCAATGTGCCTGTGCCTGCGGATGCATTGTTGTGTTAAATACAAGATTTCGGTCTGTGACCACCTTGTGCCCGCCCTTTGGGGCGTATGTGCTGCCGGTCGCCGGGTCTACCATTACCTTACCGTAGTACAGGAAGCGGGCGTATGGGCCTGGATAAATGACCTCGTTTCCAACCACCCGTGTTCTCTGCGTCAGAGAGCCTGTAAGCGCAGGCACAAAGGGGATGGTATCTTTCATCACCTGTTGCGCTAAAACGCTTTCAGCGCGGTCACAGGCCCTTGCAAGCTGCCGCTTTACATCGTCCATGCCGGACACGTCAACAGAGAACTTGAGCGACATCTCATGCTCCTCCGACTTCCCAGTGTCTCATGTCCACGCTGCCAAAATCTTTCTCGTCCACTTTTGTCACGTTGTAGCAGCCGTCCTGTGCCATAGCCACGTCCTCTTTGTCTGTAACAAACTCGCCTTTCACAAAGAACGTCAGCCCGCCGTTACCGTTCACAGACAGCGTCCACAGCCCGGACTTGTCCGCCGTTGCAAGAAACGCCTGCGGGGGCGCGTAAGTTTTGGCCTTGCCTGTCGTGCCGTCCACCGCTTTCACGGAAAACGGAATGTACAGGTTTACCGCGTCCGCACTCTCAAGTCCGCTTTCACGCACGTTGACCGCCTTGCTGGCTTGCAGCATAACACCGCGCAGGATGGTCACATACAGCTTTGTGATTTCATCAAAAGTCGCCGGGTCAGTCTCCTGCACGGAGTTGTAGACCGTTATAGTGTGGGGCGCGTACAACCACAGCACCCCCCTCCCCGATACAGCAACCCGGTATGAGCAAGGTATTCCATGCACGTTTCCGCAAGCAGTTTCTTTGCCCCGTCCGTCGCATTGAGTGCAGACAAGGCGGATTCCCCGCCCGTTGCAAGTGTTCTGGAATAGCTGCCTACCGTTTCGCTTTTGACTTCCGCGTCATTTGCCGCAGCGTTTGCAAGGTTCTTCACGGCAAGCGCCTGCGCCGCCTCGATGACCGCATACTTGTCAACCAGCGCGCAACAGCACATCTTTACCGCATCCAGATCAGCGTTGTCTTGCGCTCTGTTGCGCGTGTAGTAATCGAGGAAGGAGCTGGCGCGGACAACAAGACGCGGGAAGACATTTTCACTCACAGCGCCCATGTAAGTGCCAGAGTAGTATTCAAAGTCTGCGTAAGTCATCAGTGCCCTCCTTCCAAAACTGCGAGAATTTCAGCCTTTTTCATCGAACTGCTGACCCCTTTCACCCCGTTTTCATCGGCATACGCAAGCATTTCAGCTTTTGTCATGCCGGAGAAAGCCGGGGTGTCAGGGTCAGGCTCATTCAGCAGTTCAGTTAGCCCCCCACTGCCGGAGTGATGGAGCCGACAACCACGCCGTCAATGCGCTCGGCGAACAGCACCATGCCGTTGATAACGGTATCGGATGCGGTCATGTTGGTGTAATCGGGTTCCTCGTGGATGCCGATATAACCGGTGGCGTCGGTTGTGAAGTTGAACACCTCGCCCAGATCTGCGCCGTTCACAGGGATGTAGTACATGACGATGTTGTCCTTGGCGGTGGCGTAAATCTTGCCCTTGGGGACGCTGGAGTTCAGAATCACAGTGCCCAGACCGAGAAAGTTCTCGACATAGGTCATGCCAAAAGCGGTCTGCAGGGTGATGTTGGCAGTTGCGAGATAGTCCGCAACGTCCAGCGGGTTCATGAAATACACTGCGCCGATCTCGTCATCCTCGAACAGCACCTGCAGCTGGCCCCATGCCTGAGCCAAGGTCGCCTGGAAGGTAGCACCGCTGGCCGTGCCAATACCGGTTGCGAGGAAGCCGAAGAAATCCTTGCGGATACCTTTCTGCACGTCCTTCAGCATTTCATCGGTGGTCATTTCGACGGCCTGATCGTAGCCGCGATCAGTGATTGCCTCGGCAGAAGTGGCCTTACGCCACTTCTTCAAGGTGATCTCCTTGTAGTTCACAGCCTCGGTCTTGTACTTGCTCAGAGGGATGGTCTCGCCCTCGGCCACAGCGCCGTCTTCCAGAGTGCCGGTAGCCTTGTAGCTCTTGAGCACAGTACCGGCCTGCTTGGCGATCTTGCGGGTAACGCCCAGAGCCTCCATCAGCTTCTTGATGGAATAACCGAACATTTCGGTAAATTCGATTTCGCGCACACGCGCGAGGTCAGCTTTCTTAATGAGAATAGGATCAGCAGCCATTTTTATTCTTCCTTTCTAAACAAATCCATATTTGCGGCGATTGCAGCCCGCCGCTCCGCTCTGTCGGTGATCTTCATGATCTCGTCTTTGGTCATCGGCTTCCCGCCATCGTTAAGACGACCGCCCATGTCCACGCGGACGGATGCCTTGGCAACAAGCCCCTTATAGGTGCCATCCACAAGCGCATCAAGGGCCTTAGTGTCCTTGATTTTTTCACCGTCCAGCTCCAGCGCCGCCATTTCCTCTCCACATCCGCGCATGGCGAGGTCGAGATTTGCGCCGGTGATGTTTTTGCTCTCAAAGTAAGCACGCACGGCCTTTTCTTTCGCCGCCTTGCTTTCCTTTGCCGTGACGCCGGATTTATAAGCTTCAAAGTCCGAGTGTTCCTTCTCGTACTTTTCCTTATAGCCGCCGTCACCCGCTGCCTTGAGGTCATCCAACTGCTTCTGGACGCTTGGCAGTTTCTCCGCATCGGCCTTGTATCGGCTTACATCCGCTTTCAGACCGTCCACAGTGTCGGTATGCGCGTCGATGATGGTATCTACCTGCTCATCAGTAAGGCCCATACCCTTCAAAAGTTTGCGTGTAAGTGCCATGACACTATCTCCTTTTCTTTGGCCGCGTTTCTTTGCGGACGATAGTTTTTATAAAAACCGCTGTGCTTCGCGGGTTTTACTTAAACAAAAGAGCCAACCGGCTACAAATCGTAGTCAGTTGGCTCCTATTGCCCTTTCCCACGCCCAATTACGCGGGAGTTGAATATTTGATTGTTTTTTTGACTTCTAACACGATGTAACCGTCACCCTTGCGCCGGATCTCCACATCGTTGCCGCGCCGGATAATAGCCTCGATGGTCTGCATCAGTTTATCATCCATCAGCCCACCCCGATTTCTTTCAAATACGCTTCATACTCATAGGGGATGCCAATGTCATAATTCTTGTAGTAATGCAGAAACTCATACGGGAAGGTGAATTTACCGTCCCAAAACATACCTGCGTGAAGTTCTTCGCCAGTAAACATATCAAAACTGGGCAACGATGTCAGTCCGGCATCAAGGGAGGAAATGTGGCTTAAAATCGCTTCTTTTGGGATACTATTTTTGTATTTCTTATAGTCTTCAAAATTCTCAATAGAATTCTTGTATGGCAATCCTTTAAAAAAACCGAAATCCATGTCACTTTCTCCTTCCTCTTTGATTTGGGGTAAACGGCAAAATATTTCCTTCCCCATGTGTTCCTACTTTCAGTACGCCAGCACCGGAAATAAAAAGCACATCGTCTGGGGCTTTCACTTCAACGCCAAGTGCATTTGCCAGCTCTTCTGCAAAGCAATAATCGTTTTCCATGCGTGCGCCTGTGCTGCAAGATAGCAAACGAACTTTCTGGCCATTCCACCCTTTACTATGCCGAATGACTGCGGCAAGTAAGCGCGGTGACATATTGAGTTCTTTTGTACCAAATCCGACTGCCGTCTGGCTTCCGTGCATAGCGACGTCAAAATACGTTTTAAGAGGTTTTACCCTTTTAACGTTTTCATTCAGCGGGTCACCGTCCGGGAAGCAAGCAAAGCCATTTTCCAGCTTCATTGTACGTCTTTTCACAATAGAATTCAAGTTATCTCTTGCGTCTGCGCCGAAAAACTTAAGAGTGTCTCTATCGTCTTTAGCGTAAGCCGCTGCCACTTTTGCTCGTTGCGTTTTTATGGAATTTGCCGCTTTGATTGTTGCGTCATCCGTAAAATAGACGCGCATCCGCTCCGGTTGCTCCGGCAGTCCAGCTTCCGCGCTGAACGCCTTGTATTTAGCGTTTAGCCGCCGTAGCCGTATGTTTACCGCTGTCTCGTCTTCATGCAATCCTGCGGCTTTGTAGGCGGCTTTCTCGCGCTTGAGCTTTCGAATCTCCCGTTCCACACGCCGCTGCATTTGCGTTGCTTCATACGCTGTGTATGTTTTTCCGTCGTAGGTGCATCCCAGTCCATCGTCTATATGCTTGAGCTGGTCTTCAGTGTATGTCCGTTCAGAAACACCCTCCACCCACGGGAACCGCCTGTGTCGGCAGTTTGCACCTTCCAGCCCATCAACAGCACCAAGACCGCAAACCTTATAGATGCTCGGGTAAATATCCCCGTCGCGGACACTGTAAACCTTTCCCTGCCAGTTCTTATGGCTTGACCACGGAGACGGCCCCGGCTTGTCGCGCGCGCCGGAATGGGCAGAAACCTCAAAATACGGTGTCTCAAGATATTCCGCGGATTGCTCCGTGTACTTTGCGCAGATTTGGGAAACGCCTGTCATTACCGCCCGCCGCGCCGCCACATCGATATGATCTCGATGGCCGCTCTCGTAGTCAACGACCTTCAAGCCACTGTCCGCAAGCTGCTTTACCGCCGTCTTGATTGCCTGATTGTAGTTGATCGCGCCGCTCTGCACCTGCATTACTGCATTATCCAGCGCCCATTGGTATGCTTTGGCAGGCGGAAGCATCGTGCGTCCAGCGTCCACCAGGAATCCCATAGAAGCGGTCAAGTTTCGAAATGTGTCAATCGTCTGCTTTTTGATTGCCGCAACTTCCGCATCGTCAACCAGTTTTCCCGGCTGTGTGATGTGCGCAAGGTTGATAAGCTCTGTGTAATACTTCTGGTTACGCTCTACCACATCATCAAGCAGCTTATCCAGCTTTGTTTTGCTGATGCCGGAAGTTTCAAGAACTGCTTTCTCAATCTCCTTAAGATCAATTCCGTGGGAACGCAGCGCACGGATTGCCTGCACTGTTACCTCGTTCAGCTCATCCGCAGCTTTCAGCCGGGAGCAAATTTCATCCAGCAGCACAAGCTCAAGCGCCCGAAACAGTTCTGCCAGACCCTCCGGAAGTGCGTCAAGCAGAGCAGGGTCAAAAGGGTAAGGACGCATTGGCCGTCACCTCACTCGATATCTTCTTGCGGCTCTTTTGTCATGTCTTGCATCTTGGGAAGCGCCGCCTTTGCGGTGGCCTCGTCCTCGTTCATCCAGCGCATACGGAACTCCCAGTCGTTCATGATGCCAGCGTTAAGCAACTGCACATCGCGGTTAAAGTCCTGCCCCTTGTCTTCAATGATACTGTCATCAAAGTCAATGGAAATTTCAACTTCCTCATCCAGCCCGGCGTTCATAAACTTATTTCCCATGCGAAGCAGGGTGCGACACAGCCCTGTGATCGCTTGCTCGAGCAAAATCTCATGCTTTTTAATAGTCCGGAACAATGTGCTGTTTTCGCTGATGACTTGCGTAGCCGTTGCAATACTGCCTCGGTCAAATTTGTAATGGTTTTCACCGAATCCGCACTTGCTCGACAAGATGTTCAGCATATCTTGCATACCGGTGTTAAACTCCGCTGTGCGCAGCGTCATGTCGACCTGTTGGAGGATGCTGCCATCACTTCCTCTGTCTCCCGGCATAACATAGTATATGGTCTCACGCTTGTCGAACATAGGGCGACCGTCAACGCTTTTGATGGCCTCCGGCTGCACCACAATGCGCTTCTTGCCAAGGACAAACTCGTTTACATAGCTGTCGTATGTAATGTCAATGCTCTTGAGTTGGTCGATGGCATAAGCAAACACTGCAACGCCCATCGGGTTTTCTTCGTCAGAGTTCGCAATGTTCAAACGGTCAATGACAAACTGCGGTTTGTCGCTGCCCGTATGTACGACAGGCGGAATTGTTTCAAATCCTCTTACGCTTGTCAGCGGGACTTCCTCTGCGTCATACAAATGGTTTTCAATGTCGTACTCCCCGCCATTCAGCCTATGCACCTGAATGTATGTGTACGCTCTGTCATCAACTCGTTTTCTCGACACAAACGCACACTCGCGTATAACGCCGTTGTCCCATGTCAGCGGATAGATGTTTGCGGCCGTAACATAGTTGATATGGATTTTACCAGTGTCTTTGACTTCTGCGGTATCTGGGTCAACTCCCATCTCTTCCACGATGGGGACATAGGCAATCGTGCCTACCGCCGCCTTACGCTCCTGAGATTCGTTTGATTTGACTTCCCAGTTATTATCAGCAAGAATCGCATCTACAAATTCCTGCTCCTTCTTTCCCTCAAGCGTGATATTCACGCGCTCGTTCATCAGCAGGTTTGCCCAGTCCTCGCAGGTTTTCTTGCCCATGTTGACGGAATACCGATGGCATTCCAGCTCTTCGATGCCGTTCCAGACCGTATAACTGTGGAAGTCTTTTACATCGCCGTCATACCACGATTTCCACACATCGATCAGCGAGTAAAACTTACTGTCGACCGTATCAAAGCCCAATTCTTTCAATGCTCTGCGGATATCCACTCTCTCACCGTCCCATCATGTGACCGGCACGCTCCAGGTCTTTATAATAAGGTTCAATGCTGTACTCAAAGGCGTCCAAGCTGTCGATGTCGGACGTGCCGTCATCCAAGCGCTCGTCCTCAAATTTATCAGGATCATAAATCGCGGTTTGCAGTGCGTCGATGAGATGCGGGCAGTTGCGAGAAACCTTAAAACGCCCCTGCTTCATCAGCAGCACCACCAGCCGGATTCTATCTGTGATTTGCAGTTTCATTGCATTCTTGACCTGCGTCCCAAGGTGCATCTTCTGCGCGGTGTGATCCAACCCGCGAATCAGCACCGTTTCCGCACTGTCTGCCCGCGTCTGGCTGTATCCGTACTTTGCCGTAACCATTTGGCAGAACGTAGCAAAACGCCTATTCAATGCATCAGGATCAACCTCTTCGTTCTTGATATATTCTTCTTCCAGCGCGACCACACGATAATCTTTTGTAATGCCGGTCGCCTGAAACTTTGTCGCGGACTTTGTACCACCAAAGTCAACGCCAATGGAAATGACGGAAAACTTGGTGTCGTTTTCCTCTGCCCATTTCAAAGGATCCCCAATCAAATACTTTTCGGTGTTGTTTGCAAAGTCCTTGTAGACAACGCCCTCCGCCGCCACCCAAAGGCCGCGCACATACCGGTCATAGAATATGCCAGCATACATGTTTTTGTAGCGCGCAAGCGTCTTATCACTCAAACCGGGGTTGTCGGTCATTTCGAAGTGCAGATATAGCGTGTTCCGTTCGCGGTGTCGCTTAATCCACTCCTGATAAAACCAGTGGTGCGGGCTTCCGGGGTTGCAAGAGAACCACAGCTTTGCACCGTCTACAGAGCATCGTGCAAGCGCCTGTTCCACAAACGAGCGCGGCATCAGCACCACTTCGTCCAGCAGAACGCCCGCCAGCGTGCGGCCTTGGATCAGCGTATAGCTTGCCTCGTCCTTGCCGCCGAACACTTCAAAGTAGTTTGTCACGGCACCGCGCCGCACTTCCATTACCTTATCGCCGCGCCGCCAGCGTATGATATAGCGCTCTTTGGCAAGGCTCATCGCCGTAAACGGCACGATGATGTTCTTGGTGCAGCTATCCACCGTGCGGCCACACACGCCGAATCGCTGGCCGCTGAAATTCTCCATCGCCCAGCGGACGAACGCCCACATCATGATGGAGGTTTTGCCGGAACGCACAGCGCCGTCGCAGATCAGCGCGTCATACTTGGAATAGGGGAAAGCAAGGATCTTCTGCTGCTTCGGGCTAATCATCGCTCTCCAACCCTTCTGCCATTTCACGCAGGCTCACGCTCAATGCGTCATCCTTTGTGTTGTCCGTCGGCAAACCCAGCTCAACAATATCACGCTGCCCAAGGTACTGTTTCCCCAGCCAAATAGCCATGCTTGCGTTCTTTGCCGCAAGCTGCCACTGGCTCCGACGCAGTGAAATTTTCCCAGCTCCGCGCTTTTGCTTAAATACCTCGGAAAAACTGGCATGATAGGTGCGTTTACACCAGCTGTCCAATGTTTTATCGGTCACATCAAACCAACCGCAGATTTCTTCAAGCGTGCATTGCAGGCCGCAGAGGTTTTCGAACTGCTTCTGGTCTATTTCCTTTCTTGGCCTTGCCATACGCGCCCTCCTTTCTATGCTGGCGTTTAATAAACTTCTCCATGTCTTGCTTCAAATACGGGCTGCTGGTTTTGGCAATAATCGCCTGTGCTTCTTCAATCGTCATTCAAAAGCACCGCTTTCTTCCCCGTAAACTTCTCCCACCGGTCAATCACAATCGGCTGCACGAACCCGTACTGTTTAATGCTTTCGGCCACATTGTTGATTTGCCGTCTGTCGTGCTTCTTGGCATTTGCAGCATACGGCATAATATCCGCCAGCCGCTTGTTTTTTACTTCCATGTGGCCTCCTTTGCCTGACGCAGCGGCCTCCCACCACTGGCCTTTGTCATTGCCGCGTCCTTCCCCGGCTTTCGCCTCGCCTGTATTCCATGTCTCCCCTGGGTCACATTTTTAAGAGGTGCGGGAAGTCCTGTTTTATGTAAGCAGACTATTTGGGACGCATCCCTTACAGCGGTCTGCCAGCGCACCGCCTGTTGTTTTACACAATCGGTCGGGTGCCACCACGTATCCATACTATCCTACACAGCGGCTTTGTCCTAACTGCCGCTTTCGTACAGCGCGCAGGAAAGACCACTTCCGCAGGCTTACGCTCCGTGCGGCTGCGAGGCAAGAGGTCACGCCTATGGTGCAGACAGCAAGATTTGAACTTGCGAACCCGAAAATTCTTCATATCGGAGATGTATCCACCCAGCTTCTGCCTGCATATTGCTTTCCTCCGGGCGGGGCCGCAGCCCCGCCCATCGAGAAGGGGAAATGCAGAGTGTCCCCCTGCATCTCCCACAATACATATATGTGCTTTAGTTATCACCCCTTGTTTTAAAAATTTTTGCAATTTTCCATTCGTGTTTTTCCTGTTCTCTGATAGCCGTCATGATTCGCCTGTCCGTTTCCGTCAGCACAAACAGCGATTTTTCCCAATCGTTTGGGAGTGGTATGATTTTCGATATTGGCACACATCGCACTTTTGTCCATCTATTCATTCTCTACAGTCTTTCATTTCCGCCTCAGCCTTGCCACTTTTACGAGCACAAAGACCACCACGCCGACAAACCACAGCGCAAATCCGATCCACATCGGGGACAGCACCCACATCCATGACCAGTTGATGACGCCGCACAGTTTCAGCACAATAAACGCAATCTGGAGCAGCGTTCCGCCAATACCGCCCGTAGTGTTAAAATTTTTGCTTTCCATTTACTTTTCCTCCAATTCTTTCAGAACCTTCCGGATCACATCGCCGCCGTAGGAGTTTTTAGTCAGGTCCAAAAACTCCTGCAGCGACATGGCGGAATGCTCCACGTCGATGCCGTGGTCGCGGGCAAACTGCCTGCGCCCCATGTCACAGCTGCCAGTGAGCCGATGGTGCCAGTCGTAAAAATACTGCGCCGGATACGCTTTGCCGTCCTCCGTCTCCCGCAGAAACGCCGCGATGCGCTCCTCCTCCGGCATATCCTCAAACAGCTTGTCACGCAGCGCATCCATGGCTTCGGCCAGCGTCGCGCCGTGGGCAAAGCGGTTGTCCTGCCTGACAACGTAGCAGGGCGTTGTGGTCAGGTCGAGGTTCAGAATCGCGCCGTGTGCCACGTTTCCCCGCACATGGCGGAGGATCGTAGGCACATCGTCGATGGTGTACACCGGTTCTCCGTTAAAGGACTTTATGCCGTAGCCGTAGCCGTAGCCGTAGCCGGAGCTTACAGCCAGAAATGCTTTGATCTTCTCAGCCCGCGCACTCATCGCTTCCACTCCTTCACGTTACTGATAGACGTCGCGGCCTGCTCGGTGCAGGGGATCACCTGGATCACGCCGGTCACGTCCATCTCCGGCACCACCACGGTAAACTTGCAGTCGCCGGGGGTCTTGGTGCCGTCCATGGCCAGCTGCTCGATGGCGCACGCGCCGTTCCAGTACCAAAGCTTCCGCACGTTGGTCATGGTGGCCTCCGTGCCTCTGCGTTCCTTGATGGCGCCGAAAAACACGCCTGCGCGGTCGCACCGCACGATGTACATCTGCTCTTTCTTCTCGTTCATGGTCTTTTTCCTCCGTATTTTTTAATTTCACCTGGTTCCCGGCGGTTTACTGTTTCCATCGGCACCCGTCACACGCGCCCTCGTGTGCGTGTTTATACTTCCCGCAGTATTGGCATAGCTCGTTCCGCATCGCATGAATGTCGCTTGGTGTATAGCCAGTGTCCTCGTAGGCGGCGAGGCGTAGGAGCATTTTGCACATGATAGGGTTATCTGGAACCAAGGTCACGCCTACAAGTTCCCCTGGGAACACAGTGCCGCTGCCAATTTTCTTCGTCAGCCGTTCCATCACCGCTCCCTATTCCGCAGAGCATCTACCAATTTTCTGTTTTGTAGGCCGTAGTGGTAATCATCACGACGACCGTCGTCGTAGATGTTCTCCACATACAACTCATTATTTTCCCAATTAGCTACCTTGGCGATGGGAAAATGGACTGCTCTACCACATCCGTTGTTCTCACCGATTGTGGCAAACACGATCTGTTTCGCCTCCTTGGGAAGATCATGTACCAGAGCAAAGCGCAAAAAGCGCCATTCACTCCAGGTGAGATTTTTCTCTTTGTACGCTGCGCAGAATGCGGCGGCCACTTCCTTTGCAGGGTGCTTTCCTACCATCACCTGCAGCAATCCTTCCATCTTCTGATTCATTGCAGTTTCTCCTTTCATCTTCTCGATCTGCGCATCCCGCCGCAGTACGGTATCCCGCAGGGCGGCGTTTGCCTGCAACAGCTCCTCGATGTGCCGCTGCTGGTTCTCAATCAGGTCAGCAGCGGCATCCAACACTCGTTCTTGGCAACTCTGCTTATCGTTGTAGATTGTGCAACCATGACACTCTCCCTCGGCACAGCACCGCAGCGCGGTCACGATCTCTTTTTGTGTCATGTATTCTCCCTCCGCATATACTCTTCAAAACTGCACGACTTAAACACAGCCCGCATATTCACCCATCTGGCGAGGTGTTTCTGCTTGGCAGTCGGCTCCCCGCCGTCATAGTCGCGGTATGGCTGTGCGAATGGCTGTACGCCCATGTCCCGAAGGGCAAGTATGCGCTTGTGGCTTTCCTCCACATCCTGCACCAGCACATAGCACCAAAACCGCCACGGCTGCACGCCAGCCTCTCTCAGATACGCCGTGGCCTGCTCAATCACCGGCAGCATGGCGGAGGTGTCGCAGCTCATACGTACAAATCGGATCCATTTCAGCCCCGCCAGCAGATTTGCCGCCTGCGGCGTAATGAGCCGCGCATCCAAGCCCTGATTGAAGTCCACCCGCACATTCTCGCGCCCCATGCGTTCGATCTGCTCTAAGCCGTGGTCGTGCGCCAAAACGTTGTTGTCCATGAAGATGATGTCCCGACTGTCAGGGCGCTTTACTTCTTCCCATGTTGCCGCCGGTCGGACAAGCCCTTCTTTCTTCGGCACGATACACCAAGGGCAGTTGCGGATGCAGCCGCGTGTCAGAAATCCAATGGCCGGTTTCCACGCCGGATACAGCAAGTAGTCTGGTCGCATTCGCTCCACTTCGTCCGGCAGAGCGCAGTAATCCTTGTACCCTGTGCCACCTGTAATGACCTCGTCGGCGTTGATACAGGTGTCCACATCAGGGGAGAACGTAAAAACCTTACTCATGTACACTCGGTCATAGTGCTTAAAGCCGTCCCACATCTCCACGCTATCACCGTTGGCTTTGTGGTAGGCAGACAGCCGCATCAGCGCGAGGTTGGGAAAGTTATGTCCGTCCACGTCAATCAATCCAATGTTCATCTCAGCACCTCACACCGCCACGCAGTCCATCAGTTGCGCCATTGTGGTGATGGTCACGCCGCACCACTCCGGCAGGTTGGCACGCACCAGCGCGGATGCCACCGGCGGACACACCGCAATGGCAATACGGCTGTCGTCTACTCTCTACTCTGCCGCAACGTGAGCATCGGTAGTATCGTTCCGGCATGATGTGGTCACCGTCTAAGAATGAGATCCACCTCCCATGCACCACTGGGGCAACATCAGCGGCGGGTGCTTTCCAGATAGGGCAACTTTGCCTATCGCAATACTCATTACTGCATCGGCAATGCTTTTCGCAGTATTCTGCCCTGTCGATGTATTCAGCCATTGTCGTTCTCCTCCCCGTTGAACCACTTCCGCAGTTCGTGAGCGCACGAAACACACAGCTCGTAGTCATTGTCGTTTATGTCGTTCTTAACTCGCCGCATACCGGCATAGGTGACGGAGTTAAACGGGTTGATCTCCGCTCCGCAGCGGTCACACACTCTCTTTGTTGCCATTGTCAGCCCTCCATGTTTTCCACATAGTACCAGCTCTGCGGTGCGCGCTTGATTGTCACCGGCTCCGAGCCAAATTTCGTTTCACGCATACAAGTAAACTCGTCCAACCTCTTCGGCTTATCGTAGATATTCAGGTCGGAGATATGCCAACCGTAAATATAGTGTTTTCCCTCTTCGGAATATTTGAAATAGATATCTTCGCGGCGAACACAGGATTGCTGTTCGGCAATGTCTGCATTTGCCATCTCACATCGTTGTAGGATGTAGTCGCACACAAACTCGCCGATAACCTTGCCGTTGCATCTGCCGACCGTATTGGTCCGGACGGTATCCCTGTCCAGATTTCCACCCTTTACAAAGATATACGGATGACCACTTGTGCAGTAGATATAGCACTTAAACGGTACCTCCAGTTTCGGCACGGACTTACGCAATTCCATAGTTTTTCTGCCAATGATGATTTTCGCGCACCACTTCGGGCGGACGCTCAGCATGACAGCCTTGCTCATTTCTTCATCGCCTCCAATGCTTTCTCCGCCTCCTCGCGGATCAGGAATACGGTCTTGCCGATTTCCCCGGCACTTACACCTGACAGAGATTGCCAAACAAACCCTTCTACAATGTCCCACTCGATAAACAAGCCGAACAATTCCACGCGGATAGCTTTAACTTTATACACACTGATCGTTTTTCGACCCGTTACTTCGTAAAGCCTGTCACCCACATTGCACGGCAGTACCAGCACGCGCCCGTCCTTGTCGGCCTCGGCCAGCTCCCGCAAGCGGCCATAACCTCCACCGATGCTGTTCAGCGCAGCCATCATTGCGCGCCACTCGCCCGACATACTGATGACTTCTGCCGGTGTCAGCTCCGTGTCCTCGTAGGCCGCGAGGCGCATCATAATGACATCCATGTCGCTTACGATGGGTATTGCGTGCGCGTGTCCTGCAATGCTTTCATATTCCGTCAGTCGTTCCATCACTCTACCTCCCCAATCTCGTCCTCGCCAAACTCCACGCCGTCATTGATGCGCTCCAAAACGCCTTCCACAAAGTCCTCATCGGCACAGGCGTTTAAGTACCTGATAACATCATTGGCTAACTGCATGACGGTTTTCTTGCTGTCCATCACATATCCCTCCATTTGCACCCGTCACAGGCACCCTCGTGTGCTTGTTTGTACTTCCCGCAGTATTGACATAGCTCGTTTTTCATGGCGTGCAGTTCGCTTTGCTCCTCCTCCACCGCCACGGCCTTGGCAAACTGCGCCAGTCCCTCGCTCATCTTCTCGATCTGCGCATCCCGCCGAATGATGGTGTCACGCAATCCAGCGTTGGCCTGCATCAGTGCCTCGATGTGCCGCTGCTGGTTCTCGATCAGGTCAGCGGCGGCGGAAAGGTTATCGTCCAGCATAATAATAGACGATCCCCACTCGTTACCAACCGCCTGCTCAGCGTGCTCACGCAGCGCGGTCACGATCTCATCCCTCTTCATGTCATTCCTCCTCTGGAAAATGTTTCTTTGTCACCGCGATGGGGAACGGTTCGATCTCGCTTGCCCACCGCGCCGTACCTTTCCCGTGTATGCGCTCCCAGATCAGCGGGAAGCCCGCGATGCCGTCGAATAAACTTCCCAGCGTTGCGTCCTCCGGCAGATACCGCGCCATACGCCGCAGCATCCAGTCCCAGAAGGGCAGGGCGATGGAGTTGCCCAATGCCTTGTACCGTGGGCTGTCCGCACTTCCTTTCACTTTTATTTCGCGCCCGCGTTTATCTGTTTTAACCCAATCCCCAATATCCGTCCATCCGTCCGGGAACCCTTGCAGCCGTTCGCATTCCATCGGCGTCAGGCGGCGCACCACCATGTGCGTGATGGCAAGGTCTGTGCTGTCCTTAAAGTCCCGTTGCTTGCAACTGCTTGCAACCTCGGCGGCGCGGTAATCTCCAAACCCATTCATCTGGTATGTCAGCGGCACTTGATTTCCGCCCGTGCCCATCCTCGCCTGCAAACTGGGTGCCTGCTCCCCGCACTCGCGGATGACGTCACAAGCGTGTGTCATGTCCAGCGCCACCACTGCGGGCTTATTCCCGCCGCACTCCGCGTTCAGCGTGGGGGATGTTTCTTCCTCGTATCCGATGCTGTGCGCCTTTTCGCTGTTGCCCAGCTTAAACCCGGCGCACAATACGCTGTCCCGTGCCATGCCGCCGTTCTCGTTGCCGTTCAAACTGTGCCATGCGCCATCCTGATCGTACACCCTTGCGCTCTGCGCGTCCCACGGATTCATACACGCAACCTCCGCGCACACAGCTGGACGGTCTATTGTGTTCAGCGTGTAGCTCTCATCCGTTTTCCAGCCTTTCCCGTTGCATCTGGCGGTATCGGCGCGGTCGATGCCGTTTCCTTGCAGGCAGAAAATCGTCTGGTCGTTGCCCGTACCCAACGTTCCGCTTTTCTCCGTCTGCACTAACGCGCCTTTTCCTCCTCCGTCACAGCCCCCCCTGATGCGGACTGCATACGATGTTGGGGCCTCTGTCGGCGCAGGGGCTTCCGTCCGCTCTTGCGGTGAGGCTCCTTGCGACTGCCGGATTAAAATCGCTTTCAGCAACTTCGGCAAATCCTTCCCCCGCCTCTCCGCTCTCCGCAATACCCCCAGACACGCTTTCGCTGTCAAATTGTATTTGGGCAGCGGATTCACCTCCAAAATCTGCGACAACCGAGATTCTTCGGCGACGCTGTGGGGTCCCCAGACGGATAACATTTCCTGTACGGCTGTCTCGGATGGTTTTTCCCCAGTCTTTAGCGTCGTGAGTTCGCCAAGCGATAGACCACCCATCACCGTCAATGGCTCCTGCCTTTGTCCATTTCCACTTTTTCGGCAGTCCAGATAAAGAAAATCCCGGTTCTGCGATACGCGCAATTTCTTCCAGCACGGCGTGGAAGTCTTTTCCTCTGTTGCTGCTGAATGCTCCGACAACGTTCTCCCAAACGAGAAACCGAGGTCGGACCATGTTACCTGTCCGTCCATTCCGTTTGTCCTCCGCTCTCATTTCTTTTACGATGCGCACCTGCTCCATAAACAAGCCGCTTCGCGCTCCCGCTAAACCGGCGCGTTTCCCAGCGATGGATAGATCCTGTCTAACAAGGTGAACCACCTGTAATACACCAAATGGGTTCAATCTCTGCCCCATTTATTTTCGTAATATCGCCTAAATGTTTCACCTAAATCACCTCCTAATCTCCAAACACAACGCCGCACTCGTCCTTCAGCACGTCCTTGATGTGCTTCCGCTTGATGCGGCCTTCGTTGATCTCCTGTGTGATCTTCTCAAGACATTTGTACAGGTACGCAATACTGTGCGTATCGCGGCTGTCCGGTGTCTCCTCCTGGACGTGCCAGCCGCACTTGTCGATGAGCGCCATCGCCACCATGTCCATGCACTCCTGTGTGCCTCTGCGCTTGCCGTCCATAAAGATCCGGTCGTCCCGGCTCAAATGCTGCTTGCCCATATCAATACCTCACTCCTATGTAGTCCAGCACCCGCGCATAACCAAGGCCGTCTTTCGTGGGTTTCCACAGACCGTCCGTGTCAAATGCCCCGCCGCCGATGCAGAACGCATAGTGCTTCGGGTGCGTCAGCTTCATGCGTTCAAAGCGGTTGACGCCTTTTTCGAGATGCGCCCCGAACGCGCAAAACATACACCCCGTCCTCTGGCATCCCGTGCAGTGCAGCTTGCAGCCGATCAGCGTCGCGCCGTAGTCGTTCTCGCCGTCGCTGGCCACGATGTCTCCGTACACGCTGGCGTAGGGTAGCCCATGCTCCACAATAAACCGCAGCACATCCTGCTCCGTCCAGAAACTCATGGGCTTGCCCATCGGTCGCTTGCTCTCGAAGGCGTTGCACCCGGTATTCAGCCAATACGCCATGCGTAATCTGCTTTCCTCCGCCATCGTCGCTGTTGTAGCCTGCTGCCCGGTTTTGTGTGCGTAGGTTTTCAGCGGTGACTTTTTCATAATGGCGCAGCACGTCGAGGAGATTACAAACGGTGCGTACAACAGATATTCCCATTTCTCGCAGTTGTAGACAGACGGCTGACCGTCTTTTCGCACGGCTTCCCCTCGCAGCCGCTTCATTCTCAAGCCGTTTGGGTTCCTGCGGGCTTCGCTGACATATTCCGCAACCTCTTTGCTCACGATGCTGTACCCGTACTTCGTCACCACCTGCCGGATGTTCATCTTCGGACGCAGGCGGTGGAGGTTTACGGTCACGCGGGGAAAATCCCTCCGCAGCCACGCGGCGTACTCGTTCACGAACTTCTGAATTTCAGGGTACTCCAATCCAGTGTTCACGAACACCAAGTTCAGCTCCCACGGCGGCGTCCTGAAGCTCGCCAGATACCGCGCCGCCAGATACGCCAGCACCGTGCTGTCCTTGCCGCCGGAGAAGCTGACGTAGCACTGCCCGCCCCATGCGGTGTACCACTCGTCTAACTTCTCGTAGGTGGTCAGTTCCTTTTCCGTCAAATCCAGCGCCATGAGCTTTTTCGCCGCCTCCCGCGTCAGCGGCTGATTTGTCGGCATCATCACTCGCCCTCCTCCAGACGCACCACCTCATAGCATCCGTAGCTGCCGCCGTGCCGGAACGCCTTACAAATCGCCGCACGGACATTCTGATACTTCCGCCCGGACATCTGCGCCAACTCCGCCGTGGTCGTACCCCACCAGCGGGGCAGGCGGTACTTATCACGGGTGACGATCATGTATACCGTGGTCATGCTCACACCTCCCGGATGGCGAATCCGTACCGGTTGCGAAACAGCTTCGCTTTCATGGCATACTCCCGCGTCCGCATCCCCTTCACGTCCTCCACCACCGGAAGCCAGTACCGCTGGCCGTAGCTGTCAGGAGCCGTTCTGCGCTCGTATACGAAGTCGGCAACGTAGTCGATACTTTTCACGCGGTCGCCCTCAAACGTCGTGTACGCCTCTTGCAAGCAGTATCTTACCTGCAATTTCAGGCCCCGTATCTCCCCAGCCTTTTGCAGCAGCATCAGCGCGTCGTAGCGCTCCGCCTCCTTCTTGCTGTCGAAGGTCAGTTTTCCGCGCCGCGTCTTTTGCGCCTTGTACTTGCTTGGCTTGCGCATCTTCTCCATGACCTGCTTCTGCGCCGCAGGCCCCAGCCGCATCAGATCCTCACTGTTCATCCAACAACCCTCTTTTCTCCAGTCCGCGCCTGCTCATGGTGTAGCGCTTGACCGTCGTCATTTTCTGCTCTTTTCCGCAGCGCTGGCACACGCCCTGCGCCCAGCCGTGGAACGCTGGCTCGATGATGTAATCCGCCGCCATCTCCTGCAAACAGGCCACGCACAGCCGCGCTCTGGCCACGCGCCAGATGCCTTTATCCATCCAGCTCCTCCTTGGCCTCCTGCCACGTCATCCCGTGTTCTCGTGCATAGCGGGAGATACGGCCCGGTTTGCGCTCCTTGTGGACGTAGTCCCGCATCCATGCGAAACGCTCCATCGTGTCCTGCGCTTGTTCTTCCTGCGCCTGCTCCTCCTGCGGCTCAATGCCCATCGTGATATCGGCCACATCGGGAAAAAATTTATTGCGTCTGGCATAGGCGACGGCGGCGGCTCTTACGTCCGCGTAGCTGTAAGGCTCTAAGGCGATCTCCCACGCCAGCTTCATTTTTGTCGTGACCTGCTTGTTCGGCCAGAACTGGGAAAACAGGGTAAAAAGCTTCTCAACCTCGCATTTGTCCATTTCTTCCTCCTCCGGTAGTACATACTCCCGCCGCCGTAATATATAACATTCGTTCTCTTACTCTCCCTCTCTCTCTTACTCTCTCTCTTTCTCCCCCTCTTTCTCCTTGCGCCTTTGTTTTGCGTTTGTTCCACTTTTGTTATCAGTTTGATTCTGATTTGTTCTGGCGGTTGGCGGCTTTATTTCTGCCGCTGTCCAGTGTGGGGCGAATCAAATTAAATGCGACACTGGCGGCGGGGGAGAGACTGCTGGACGGTTCTGTTTCGTTCAGCGCATAGTCGCAGATCGCCAGAAGGATCTCCGCCTGCTGCTTTCTGGGAAGAGGCTGGATCGCATCCCAGTAGGAGCTGTAAAACGTGAATTGTTTGCGCTTCACACCGCCTCACTCCTTCTTCATCGCCCCGATGACGTAAACGCCGCGCTCCTTGTCCAGCGCCACCTGCACGGTGTAGTCTGTCAGCGCCTGCGTCACCAGCTCCTCAGGGATCTCCAGATGGTAGCCCCACAGTGTGTCGCAGTCCTCACGCTTCTCGCCAAACTGTACGGCACAGGCGGCGTAGTGCGCATCCATGCCGCGCCTGAACGCCTCGATCACGCTCTCCGCGTCCTCGATGTGCTGCCGCTGGCGCTGTACGATGTTTTCCAGGTGCCGATTCTGCCGCCGCAGACCCTTGATCTCATCCTGCATCTTTCCCATTCTTTTCTTCCTTTCTCTCGTACTCGTCCGTCAGGTGCCGTGCGATGGTGCAATGCTCCCACGCACCGGCACAGAATTGATTCATGAAGCGGGATGCCGCGCCGCCCGTCTCGAAGCTGACGCGGCTTCCGCCCTCACAGTAGACCCGCCGTTTCTCGCTGCTGGTAAAGTAGGGGCAGGTGTACCGCTTGTGCCAGTAATCCATGCCGCTTACCCCTCCCATCAGAACGGCAGGTCGCCGTCGTCCTCGATCTCGGTAAAGCCGGTGGGTCGCGCCGCGCCGCTGTCCGCGTCCTTTTTGGCATCGCCAAAGTAGATGTTGTCCGCCAGCACCTCGGCGTTCCGGCGCTTGTTCCCGTCCTTGTCCGTCCAGTCCCGCAGCTGCAAGCGCCCCTCCACCACGGCCATGCGGCCCTTGGAGAAATACTTGGACACGAACTCGGCGGTGTTGCGCCACGCCACAACGTCAATAAAATCCGTGTCCTTGGTGCCGTCCGCGTTCTTAAAGTCCCGGTCTA